CTCTAAGACATTATTAAATCAAGCCATATTTAATTTTATAACTCCTTTTATAACTCTTTAACAAAAAAGCGTTTATTCGATTTACATTTCTTGGATTTTAAATCCAACCTTTTTCAAAGCAAACAAAAAAACCGCAAGCCTGAGCCTGCGGTTTTGTGTAATCTATTTTGAAATTCTTTCTGTTTTTATTTTTCTTCTTTTGGTTTATCGACGACAGTGATAAGCCCGTCTGGTTCGGTTTTGAATGCTGGGTCTGTGTGAAGTTCACCGTTTGCCTTCAAGTAATACCAGCCGTCTCCCGATTTGATGAATTGTTTAGACAGCATATAACCATCTTTTTCTTCCATGAAATACCATGTTTCACGATATTTAACCCAGCCAGTAGCCATGCGACCATCTGACTTGAAGAAATACCATCGATGGTTGAGGAACATCCAACCTGTGACCATTGCGCCACGTTTATCAAGATAGAACCAATCTTTGCCATCATTAAACCAACGGTTTATTAGGCAGTATCCACGTTCATCGAAGTAGAACCACTCATTGTTGATTTTCTTCCAGCTGTTTTTGGATAAGAGCCATCTGACTCCTCCCACCACCAGCCTGTTTCATTGCGTTTCCAGCCAGCTTCAGATAAGCCACCTTCGATGTCTTTCTTGAACTGCTCACGACTGATACCCCATTTGGCCAGATAAGGATACGGATCAACGTGGTCAGAATAGTTTCGTGGTTGATTGTATGTACAATATTGATGTGTCTTGATTCCTGCTAGGCTGTCAGAATCTAGTGTTTTCGGAATCCCTGCTTCATCAGCAAGGTTGCGCAATAGTTCAACATAGAGCTTGTAATCGCGCATGAACTCTTCCTTAGTAGCATGGCTTTCAATCAATTCTACTTGTCCGTAGCCTTCAACGTTCCAGCCACCTCCCACGTCGTAGGCTCCCATATCTGTGTACCAGGTTTGCATCACACGGCCGTTGCCGACAACGTGCGAGAAAAATCCTGAATCAACAGGACGACGCATATGGTAGTCTGCTTCATTTTGGGCTGTTGAGTTTGGATTACCAGTTGAATGAGCATGAATCTGACGATATGGTTGCTCTCCAACCTGTGGCAAATCAGTTCTTAGTCTGCTTGTATCAATATCCATTCTATTATCCTCTCCAAGCGTCATTCATCTGCTTCACGGCTGATTCTACAAACATTTCAAGCTCTCTATCAGTCATAGTGACATTGTACTTTTTAAGCTCTGAAATCATGTATACTTTAGCTTGCTCTAGCTTTTTATCGCCTTTGTAGCCTGTTTCAGTCGCTACCTGCTCTACTGCGTGTACTGCATTTTTAGCTAGGATTTCAGCGATTTTTACAGCTTTCTCTCCGCCTCTTTGCAAAAGATACTCTTTCACTGCTTTTACAATGTTTCCTACCGCTACTGCTAAAAATCCTGTAGCAAAAGCGATAATCAACTCATTAAATTGTGACATTGTTAAATTTCCTTTCTTTTATGGTAATTTTGTAGGCCATGCTTCTTGTGTTGGATATACAATCAAGCCTGAGTTGATTCCTTTCAGCATTTCGCTTGTGATACTATCTTTATTGATATCATTCAAAATCAACTTCACGATTCCATATGTTTGCTCAAACTTGAATAATCCTATGCTGTCTCCGCTTTTTGAATAAGCTGGCACTAGAAAGTTTCCTGAAGGCCTAAATCCTTGAGGAATAACACTTTCCCTTGCGTCAAATTGTTTAACAGGAACAAATCTAATTACTACATTTTCACCGTCTTGATAAAAATCACGGGCTTGACCATTTTTGAGTGAATCCAATGATACTGTTAAATCAGTGATAGAAGCACTTACGAAATAGTTTTCTCTTGCGAATCTAATTCTACTCCCTGTCAATAAATTAATATTGACACCCATACTTCCATACAAGACTTTCCAACCTGTATTTTTGCCTGGATTTCGTTCTTTGTAATAGTAGTAATCTCCTAAAGAGACACTTTTATTTATATAAGTGTCTCCTGGATTGGCTACTACTTTACCATCAGGAGTGCCAGCTCCTGATAGAGTTGTATAGGTATTTTGCTGAATCGGTAGCGTTACCCTATTACCCCCGACAATGCCGAGGGTATTGCCTGTTAAGGTCAGCCTTGGTTCAGGCTTTTGGTTCAGAGATTTAACATCCCGACCGACGGCTTGAGCAAATTCCTCTAAATTACTCATAGTAATCACGCTTTCGCTGCGTTATAGGTTGCTACCAGATCAAGATTAGCAAACTCGTCAATACGACGGCCAAGATCGGCCAGTTTTTGAACGACCGCTCCTTCAGTGCTACCGCTCAATTTAGCGATTTCCTCAGCAATTTCTTTAAGCGTATTGAGATTTTCAGGTACCCCATCACCTAAAAGGTCATTCTTAACTGCGGTTTTAGCCTGCTCAATAGCTTGCATTAAAGTAGCGTTGTCAATCTTCGTATCGATTAACTGCTTCAGCGCCTTGTTATCCGCTCCCAACGCTGAAGCAAATGCGATTAATTTACTTGTATCCATGATTTTTTACACCTTTCCAATATTGTAGTACATGAGTAAGTCAGGAAATTCCTGACTTACTGTACCATCACTGCCTACAGTTCTTCCTGCAAGCTGTTTTTTAACTTCTTCTGCGATATCCAACTCTTTTAGAGCATGGACTTCCTCTGTGACCAATTCTTTATCTGAAGCTACTATCTTGATATGCGTAGCCTTATCGCTTGGAAAAATATATCCGCCAGCGCTAATCTCTAACCGATATTTCCCAACAGGCAAGATAGCATCCAGATTAAAATTCACGCTTGAGTTTGTGACAGTCACCTTCTTCTTCCACTGGTGCTTGTCCATGGTCAGACTAACGACCGCCACCTCCCCTTCCAGAGAGGAGACGGCTCGATAGTCTTCGTCTAAAAGGACAAATCCAAAGGTAGAAGCTACATCACCCTGCTTGATGAGGTAACCGCCATCCACTTGTGCGAGATTGGTCGTATTGAGATTACAGACCATTCTGCGCCCCTTTCTTAGCTTTTGCTCTGAATCAACGTTTTCAACTCTCTGACATCTTCACCTAACGACTTAACTTGTTCTGCAAGAACTAAGATAGCCTTGTTCTGTTCGTCATGGTTATCTAGTCGTTTGTTTGCAGATCTTTTAAATTCGTTCAGATTCTCGATATCTTTCTCTAAAACCGTGAGACGATTCTCTTGTTTGGTCGCTCGGTCTTTCATTGAGAAATAAAGTCCGATGACAGGAATCAGAGAGAGGAAAATTTGGACAATTAAACGTTCAAATTCTGCCATAGTCACCTCCATTATTAGTTAGGTGTAACTGTTGTAGCAGAAGGTTCCGTTACTGTTGGAGTTACGGTAGCTGTCGTAGAAACTGCAGCAGCTGATGCGACAGTAGGCTCATTTGGTGCTTTCGGTGCACTAAACTTCCAAGTTGCTAGAACGCCATTCTGGTAAGGTGTTCCTTCAAGTTGAGTAAGGTTTTCTCCTTGGTAAGTAAACGACTGATTAGTTTGAATCAGAATGCGTTTACCTTCTCCGTTAATTTCAGCGTGACTTGGATCTTCAACCGCAAAGATTGCACCAGGCTCATAAACTTTACCGACTTCAGCAAGTGGGAATAGTTCAACCATTTCTTTATAGGTCGTACCATAAGAAACTTTCTCACCCATGATAGAATCTTGAGCCATCACTCGTACCACCTTATTAATGCGATTCGCAAGTGCCTCAAGATCATTTTGCTTCGCTTCTGCTTGCGTCAATTTTTCTTGAGTTTGTTCAAGATTTGCTTGAGCTTGAGCTACTTTCTGCTCAGCCTGTTCCAATTTAGCCAAAGTCTGCTCTAGTTTCGCTTGAGCAGTAACGATGGCATTTGTCGGATCAAGTTCTGTTCTAATAAAATCTAAAACGGCTTGAATCAAAACATCTTCATTATCATTCGTGCGATTGCCTGGCAATTCAACACGCTCATAGCTGTAGCGTCCAGGTTCTTCTTTCTCAATCGTAACAATCGTTACATTCTTTTCCCCTTTTAAAATAGGGCTTCCTGTTAATTTGTAAGTCATGCGTAATTTCCTTTCATTTTATCCTGAGTTTCTTCGAACAGTTCTTTAAGCGCTGGTTCATATTCCAGTACGGCTTTAAAAGCCTGCAATTCTGCCAAAGTCAGCGTATAACGTGCCTCTAAATGCGCACGATTCATTTCTCCTTCTGCCAAGCGGTTGACTAGCGACTCAGCTACTAGCTTGTCGATTGTGTGATTATCCATGTATGTTCTCCAATTCTAACTACTGCTAATTCCTAGATGGCTTTCAATTCTGTTCAAGCGTTTCTTGATTGCATCTATATCTGTATGTTTCCGGAAAGCGACTGATTCAAGTTCACTCCACCAAACAACCTTATTGACACCTCCAGCCGGGTTATAGCCATTACCGAAGATATTGCTATTTCCCATGTTGATGTTACCTGCAAATATAGGCGACTGAGTGAATTTAACTGTTCCGTAAAAATTCGTATTGCTCTCGCCTGTGAAATTGGTTTCGGCAGAAAAATGCGCATCGTTCTTACAATACATTTGCCCATCTGTGTCCACATGCCACGCTCTAGGCCCTGCTTGGTTCCAGTTGTTGCCCCAATTCGCCCAGAAAGCTGTTTGGGTTCCATAACCTTCTCCGTTCCCCATTCCAACTGCGAATTTATTCACGCCAGAAATCCAGCGACCGCCACCTTGGTCAAATTGTCCAAGCGTGAAGCCACCGATTTTACCTTGATAGGCTTCAAGGAATGTTGAACTAGATACGACAGATTCAATCTTAGTCGCAAAGATTTCCTTAGATGTCAGTTTGTCAATTAAGGCATCTCTAGCGGTCAGATTCTTGATTAAGGCATCATCTACGCTGATTTTATCGCCTGTGATAGCCCCAGCTTGGATATTTTCAGCAGTCACAGACCCAGCTGCTAACTTCCCAGCAGTTACCGCACCGTCAACAATCATGTCGGATTTCACTCTGACTTTCGGAGCGATAATGTCAACGCCTTTCGAACTGGTCGAAATGGTAGAGGCTAACTGCTCACCAGTCAAGGTAGTAGAGCCGATAGTCACACCTTCGGGCGTCACTTGTACTCTAGCACTGTTGGCAGCGTCTCGCACTTCCTGCCTGATTTCTTTAGCCGTCTGAGCAATGGCACTCTTAACATTCTTGTCAAAGAATTGAGTCAGCGCCCCTTGATTATTCTGCTGGATTTTTCCCCATAGAGTGCTGTTTGGGTCTCTTAGTTCCAGTTCGATAGAACGCATATCCTTGAAGAGACCTGACAGTGTGCGTTGTGTGACAGTAGGCTCCACGAAACTTGTAGGAAAATCCCCTTGCTCCAATTGGATATCCGTCAGCACCGTATCTCCCACACAACCCATGTGATGAAGCTTCAGCAGTTCATCTCGTGTACGTGGCTGAAATACCTTATAATACCGTCCATTATGCTCAAGAGCAGGCGAACGAACGTTTTGAATGGTAATATCCATATGCTAGCCTCCTCTTTTTCTGCCAAAAATATAGGTTTCGTTGTACTTATTGGAGATGAAATCCTGCACCTCATCCGTATTTTTAAAAATGACAAACAATTGGTAGTTGTATCGTCTTTGGTAACTTGTTGAATAGCCAGTATCTCGTTGACTTATTACTACCCCAACTTCAAAGATTTTGTTAGAATTTTGAAGTTTCACCACATTACAATCCTCTATTCCATCCAAACCATACGGACGACGTTCGGATATCCCTAAGTCGATGAAGGCTCTTTCTGTAGAGCCAAAACGCCAAAATGACCCAAAGCGATTTGAAGTGAATCTTAAAATTTCGTCAAACTGGATTGTGACTTTCTCCCAAACCAGCCTTGTACCGACATAACGCTGAATAACTTCATTGGACCCCACGTAAATTCCTTCTCGTGCCATATTACCTCCTATTAGCGATAAATATCGTAGATGGTATTAGCATCTTTGTTAGAAATTGCGTCATATTGAGACCTTGTTCCAGCCCAATATTTCAGCGCTTGCCCACCATTCTGGTTGATGATATTTTGTCCAGGCGCACCGTCGGCACCTCTAGCTCCGTCCGCACCTCTGGGACCTGCTGGACCCGTTGCCCCTGTTGGGCCTGCGGGGCCTCGCAAGCTATTTCGTTGTGTCTGAGTCAACGTGTCAAATGTAGGACGACTCTCAAGAGCTGAAACCCTTTGTTTTAGTTCGGTATCGTTGTAATTGGTTGGCAGTATCCTATCACCAATACCTTGAACAGAGATATTAGTTCCGTTAACAGCGGTTACTTTCCAAAAACCTTGGTTCGTACCACTAGAGCCACTCCAGTAATCTTCAATAATATCTCCGACTTTAATACCGTCAGGGTTCATGATAGCGTCTGGTGTTATTGTCCTATTAACACCTACACCGCCTCCGGAAATATCCCCTTTAGCGATGCGATATGTTGGCGTTTCAGACTTTTTGGCATACTGCTCTAAAGCACGCTCTGCGGCTGAACCTTCAAAACGCACAACACCATCTGCACCTTTTGGTCCTACTGGTCCTGTTTCTCCACGGTCACCTTTCGGACCTGTTAGGTACTGCAAGGCTGAAAATCGGTCACGGCCATTTCCGACCTTGACCTTACCTGTGTCACTCTCAACGCCTAACTCGCCATCGAGTAAGACCAGAGTGCTACTTGCCCAGTCTCGTGCTGACATGCGCTTGTGTTGTACCCTCACTGGGATTGTTTCCGTCATGTTCTTCCTCCATCAAAAATAAAAGTTGGACTCTCGTTCCAACTTCCGTCGTATCTTGAATTTTGTCCGTCAGCTACCGTCTTGTAAACAGGAGCTAGTTCAATCCGTCTTGTCTGATTGTCAACCGTCACAGACTGATCCACATTCTGATACCAGTCCCCTGAGAATGTCAGACGATAGGCACCGTAGTAGACTGCTAGGACCTTTTCCTCTTTCTGAGTTAGGTCTTTATCAATCGCTGGCATGACCGTATTAGCAGGCGCAAGATGAACGTGACCACCGTAAAACGGTGTCTTATTCACTACCACAGTCACATCTGTCTTACCGTAAGGTGTACAGGTTGCTGACCAGCTGATAACGTACTGCTTGCCAAGTTCAAAGCCCTCTCCATTGTGACCTACCTCCACGAAATCCGTTCCATAACTAATTTTTTTAGCCGTGCCACCATTGAGACGGTTCTTGTTGTACTGGGTATTCCCGTCCCCGCCAATCAAACTCGCGTTGACCCTTGCAGTCTCACTGACTTGCTCAAGTTTCTTGCTTAATTCAGCGATTGAGTCAGCGCCACTCATCAACTCTTCACGGATTAGCTTCACTAACTCAGGACGCTCTTTCTCCATTGCTTCATGAATCTTAGCGCCCATTTCTTCGGCCTTAGCCTTGTACTCCTCGATGGCATCCGTAATATCTTTATCACGCTTGGCAAATTCAGCATCAAAAGCACGGTCGGCGTTGGCGATTTCCTTTTTCAAATGTTCTTCAAAAATCTTATGCAGATTTCGACTTTCATTCAAAACGGCATCATTGACAATCCCACCTATCGCATTCGCAAGACTGGACTGGAACGTCCCAAAACCTATTGATTTCAGACGTTTTGCCATTGGAGAATAGGTGTATTTCGTGATTTTTTTACGAACATCAAGACCATACCACTCATGGTAGATGCTGACCACATCGAACATCCGAACCGCTACATCGCTCTGGCCGACAACCGATATTTCAAGGTTATCTTCCAGCATGTCGCACATACTTGTCCGAAAATACTGCTTTCCGTATTCAATCAAACTAGCTTGGTCTTTGACATTCTGGTCATTGACCTCAACAACTGCTTCATAGATTTGGGTATATTTCCCAAGCAAGGGACTATCAATCACCACTACATAATCAACGTCAGGCGCCTTTTCTCCCTCTCCTTTGACGGTCGTTTTAAAGGTTATCCGAGTTTTCAAAGATTTCGTTGAGGTCTTGTGCTGGTAGCTAGACAGGTTTTTCTTGTACATAAAAAGCGATTCATTTTCAGAACCGCCATTCTTCAACAAGCGTAAGTTGTAGCCATTTCGCACCATATCTCCGCCCCACTGACCAAGGATAGAGTGCTTGTCTTTGGCCAAGACTTCCATAGCATTCTTGTCCTTAATATTGAGCGTATGCCTGTCGTCAATATCCGAGAAAAAAGAAAAGGGATTGGTTCTGGTAATACTACCAGCCAATGCGCTCAATACCCTCGTCCCACTGACACGATCCACATCGATAGAGCTTACGATGTAGTTATTTAACAGGCTGATAACCTGATTGGCATAGACTTGGATATATCCTTGTTGCTTTTCAATCTCAAAAATATAAAAATCCTGCTCGCCATGCAGGTCATCTGCAGTCAGAAAGGTTTCCTCTTTCAGTAATTCCCACTTGGGATCCGACGTAGGAAAACGAAAGGTCAGTTGATAAGTATTGTTCCGCTCCTGAACAATTTCATCGTTATAGGCCTCGTTCAAAGGCGTGTTGCCCTCTGTAAGATAAATCATAAGATATACCTCCAATTTGGCCGAACCGTGATCTTACGAACGGCACCAGTAAAGACCAGACCATTATTCCCTACTGCCAATTCAAAGAATCCTCCACGCTTCCGTAAAGTATTTTGAACCGCTCCATCTGCATTGTAGATATTCTGTTTTTTATGTCTACAATCGATGGTCGCTTTTCGTCTAATGGTCAAGTGCATAGTTGTCTGTCCGATAGTCAAAGAAATGTCTCCATCCCCTTCAATCTCAATCACAGGCTCACTATAGACAGAGCCTGGATTGTTGACATTACCGCTTGCGGTAAAGATAAGAGGAGCAACATTTTTCTGATAACGGAACGGTTGCATACTCAACTTAATTTCAAGCTTCCAGCCGTGCATACCTTGAGGTTTGTATTTGGCACTGACGAAGTCAGCATAAAATAAAGAGCCTAGCTGATAGCTAAATTCTAGCGTATTGTCATTTGGTTGGAATCTCTCAACGATTTTAGACGGATCTACCGTCCTTGGAAGGTAAAATGCAAATGTTCGTTCATAACTCTCATAAGCACCATCCAAGACACGGTAATTCCCATTAACCCCAAACAGGGTAGCTGTTTCTGAAACTTTAGGTTTAGCAGCCTCTACCTCGCCAAAGTCGGTCACCACACAGTTAGGAATGGTTGAAGTATCGAAACCATTGATAATCATGTATTCCATTAAATTCCCTCCCTAGCATAGATCGCACCTTGGCGTTGGTAGACGCTCATTGAAATTTTATCAGCGTCCAGGTAAGTATCTGACGGCTTTTCAAGGATAGCAGTAAGGATCTTCTCCATACTTGCTCTCAGAATCGCTATCTCAGACACGGTTTGACTATCTTTTGCCTCGATTTGAGCACTTGGCATAGACAAGCTTGCTTCAAGATTCTTGGCAATAGTCGGTGTTCCACTCAAACCAAAATCATCATTTGAAAATGCGTTTGAGATTTCGCCAGCCATTCCACCGACCGATTTCTTAACATCTTTGAAACGGTCTTGCAACCCTCTATCCAAACCTTGCATAATCGCATTACCAGCAGGAATCAAGAGCTTGCGGTCGTATTCAATCGGACCTTTGTGGTCACGAATCCAACCAGCAATACCTCCGACGAAATCAGTCACTGAGTCCCAAGCGGATTTCAAGCCGCCTAGAAATCCATCAAGAATAGCCTTACCTGCTGACCATAGGTCGATATTACGAATACCATCGAAGATACTCGTAACATTACTTACAAGGTCACTAACACCTTGCTTCATACTTTCCCATGCTCTCTGAGCGCCTTGGACAAGTCCATCAATCAGACCTAAGACAGTTGATTTCAAACCTTCCCAGGCACTGCTTGCGACAGATTTGATAGTGTTCCAGATGTTAGATAATATCTGAGCAAAACCATCAAAGATAGCCTTACCTGCATCAGACAACCCTTTCCAGATTGTACTGAGAGTGCTGGAAAAGTTTTCAAAAGTTGCTTTACCATACCCTACGATAACATCTACAACTCCAGAGAAGTATGTCTTGATACCTTCCCAAATCATGGATACGCCATTTTTAATGCCATCCCAAATTAGAGAAAGGTCAGCTCCTAGCTGGGTGAAATTCCCTGTCACAAGGTCGATGATGACGAGAATAGCACCCAAGAAAATAGATTTGATGAAGTCCCAAGCACCTTGAAAAATCATCTTAATTCCTTCCCAAATTTGAGCAAGACCATCTGAAATATTGTTCCAAATATTCATGAATCCATTAATGAACGGTTGAACAATCGCCATCACCGCTGTTGTGATAGCTGTCCATGCCACAGATGCAGCCTCTTGAATACTTACCCACAAATTACTAGCACCTTCAGAGATACCAGACCAAAGACCAACAAAGAAATCAGCAATCCCCTGCCATGCCTGTTTAATCAAATCTACAAAAGATGACCATATTTGTCTACCTGTTTCAGTCTGAGTGAAGAACCAAGCTAATGCGGCAACTGCAGCTGCAATCCATCCTATAAGTGGGATTGAAGAAATAGTTGCCGTAATACTCGTAGCAAAAGTTGTTATTGCTGTCTTAGCAATTCCAAGAACTCCACTTATTCCGCCTAAACCTTGTAAAAAGTTTGCAAATTTCACTACTGGCAAACCAACGCCAAGAGCAACTACCGCTGTCTTCAGTAAATCAGCTGCTAATTTATTTTCTTTGAAAAAGTTAGTGATTTCTTTTAGGATAGAAGAGCTGATTCTCAATGCTGAACTCAAAATTTCAAAAGCAGTTCCAAGAAGATTGACTCCCTGCTCACCACCCTGAATTCCTAAGAGATCGCCTACAAAATCAGCTACGATGCTACCAACATTACCGATAACTGACCCGATATTCTCAAAGGTTACACGGATATTGTCCGCAATATTAACAATTTGGGTTGCCGCTTCATCGCTAAATCCTAACGTGTTTAGGATATCGATATTCCCTTGCCTATCCATTGACCCGAAGATCATATCAAAAAGGTTTGGAAAATTCCTGTCACACGTCCGATTTGGTCATAGACTGCACTACCAAAAGCGTCTCCAAAAAGCTGAGAAGCTAAAGAACTTACGCCTTCGGTCAGTACTACTCCTAGTCCTGATAAGATATTTCCTATCATTGGTAAGAAGTTGCCAAAAAGGAAAGTCTTAGTGGTTTCTAGTAAAGATTGCAAGGCTGGGGTTACATCTTCCCCAATAGCTATCTTCCCTAGCACATTCTGAGCAGATGCTTTCATTGCTTCAAAAGACCCACTAAAAGTTTTGGAAGCCTCCAAAGCAGTTGTTCCAGTAATTTCCAATTTTTTCTGCACAACAGAAATAGCGTTAACGATGTTACCAAAAGACATATCTCCATCTTTTACAGTAACGTTCAGCTCTTCTTGTTCTTTTTTATAACTTGCTGCGTCCGCTATCAAGCGCTTCATTTCTTGTTGCGTACCACCATAACCTAGCTTTAAGTTGTCCAGCATGGTGTAGTTCTGCTTGGCAAAACCTTGATATGCCATCTGGATGCTCTCCATAGATGTCCCCATCTTGTTAGCATTATCTGACATATCAACCATTGCCCTGTTAGCAACATCAGCTGCCAAACTGACATCACCACCAAGAGATTGCAACAAACTGGCTGAGAAGCCTGTCACATTCTCCATGTATTTGTTTGCGGAAAGTCCTGTAGTCCTATACGCTTCTTCTGCATAGGCTCTTACTTTTCCTGCTGATGTTTTAAAGAGGGTCTCAACACCACCAATGGATTGTTGAAGCGCTGCCCCTTCGCCCAATGCGGCGCTAAAGGCTTTCCCAATTCCTGCAGCCGCAACTATCTTTTAAAGGTGCCTACAATGTTTGATCCAAGAGATTCTCCTGCGAAAGTTCCTGCTGAAGCAACCTCGCCACCTATCTCTTTCTGGATCATTCCACTTATTCCTTTAGCAGAAGGGATGATTTGTACATAGGCTTTCCCTAGTTGTGTTGCCACTAGCTTTCACCTCCTGTTTTCGCAAGTAAAGCCTTGCGATAGTTTTCAAAGTCCTCACCAGATTCAAAGACGAGATAATCTTTCCCATCATTCTCACTCTTATCTCTCTTAATCAATTGATCCGCGATGGATGCAGGACGATTAACACCCTTTTGCCCATCCTTAGTTTGCAACCACAAAGAGAGTGAAAGTCTGTCTACGATACTTGCAAGTAACGTCGTTTCCAGAGGGACGATTTGGTCAGACATAATCTGCTTTATCCGCGAATCATCACGCAACCCATACGCAAAAACAGCCACCTCATTTAAAGGTAGCTGTTTATAGTCGTATATCTGGTAAGTTTCTGCTAAATCACAGACAAGAGCATCCTCGTCTAAGGCAATCATCTGAGCAAGGACTAGGATTTTTTTAAGTCATTACTTTTATCAAAGATACTCTTAACATCTGCAAACAATACTTCAGAGTCCACGATTTCATCTTCATCCTCCAAATGTTTTAAAAACGCTAGTGCTTGTTCTTTACCAAATAGAAGATTTAAAAATGTTTCTGTTTCTTCAAGATCTTGCTTTTCAACTTTAGCGACAGATTTGAGAAGATAATAATTTCTCAATCGTTTTTTAGGGATTTTGTACTCAAACCCTGATTCCGTTTTTCCTTTTAAGATTTCTTCCATTTATTTTAGGCTCCTTGAATGTATTTGTAATGTGTATTTCCTTGGTCGTCTGGTAAAGCGGTAATGGTTAGTTCATAACCAATTGGCTCACCATCCTTGTAGCTAACTTCTCCAATTTCGCTCACCTTGCCACGAGGAATGACGATACGTTGGAAGTTTTTGTTTTTTAGGAGAATATCAATTACCAATGAGTGCTCTGGTAATTCGTTTGAATTTGCTTTAACAGTAATCCCGGTCGATAAAGTTCCTGTAACATTATCTGCACCATAAGCTTCTTTGAGAACTTCTACATTAAGACTTTCGATTAACTTAAATTTAAAGGTATCTTTCTTTTCGGTCTGAGAAGACAAGACTGTTTGTCCACCCCAGGCTTTGACTTCTTCGCTTTCTGGTGAGTTTTCATTAGTGATACCGTCTTCCGAGATATATCCTAACGATTTAAATGCTGGATTTAAATCTGATTTTGAATCAGTTGGTAATAATGTACCTAGTGGTGCACTTGCAATTGCTCCACTTGCTTTAGGCTTAGCAGCCGTTACATTTGATGCTGATGCAGTCGTCATATTCTGTCCTCCTGTTGATTCTGCATTTGGTGTTCTTACTTCTGGTGCTTCTAATTCTGGCGCCAAAACTACACCTCCTTTTTAAAAATAATTGATGTCATATACCGCTTGATAGCGATATTGCTTCGTTTCCGTGTCTGTAAAGTTGTAGTCACTATTGTGATGCACACCGCTGACTTCGTTGACTGTGATGAGATTCTCAACTACTTTCTTGACTTTCTCATTCAGCTCAGCAGCCTTTTGAAGTGATGGTGCATAACTTTGAAAAGCGAATGTAGCGGAATGAACGTAATCACTTCCACCACTTCCTGTCTTTTCAAGAATGACATAACTTTCAGGCATATTCGGTTTATGCTCAAAAAAAGACGGAACATCTAACTGTCCGTCCAAAAATTTCTTTATAACTAATTCGATCATCTCATAGCCTTCAGTAAAATATTATGTTTTTTATTTCTAGCCATGCTCTTGATGTCAGTTGTACTAATCTTCGCATTGGCACGCTTCTGTCCTGGCGATACGGTCAATTCAAACCCCTCTCCAGCTCTTTCAGCAATTTCTTGCCCCTTCTCTTCTAAAATATCTTGCATTTCAGGAGAGCGTAATAGAGTAGATACCCCTAGTGGATTCAATTGAAACTTCATATCACTCATAAACTTCAACCATAACCTTTCTATTCCACGATAATGGAATCATTGACTCAATCCCCTCTTGAGGGATGCCAATCGTCCGCCATTTACGACCAAAAAACTTAACCTCACGGTTCTCCCACTTGTTAGTGTCTCCTTTAGGGATACCAAGTGTATATTCCGCCTTTTTCCCAGTCAAATTCATTTGATTGATGACGTCCTCTGATGAAGTTGGGACAACCAATACATTTTGAACCTCAATCTCAACATCACGATGGATTGGATGACCGAAATCGTCGTTACCAATTTCTACCTTGTCCACTAAAATGACAGGGATTCCTTTTAGGTAGGTCATAAATTTCAATCGCTCCATATCGTTGTTTTTTCTTCAAACCAAGCCTTTTCAGTTCGGTGTCTTTGATAAAGAGACCTCCACCAGGGACAAGGTAAGAACCACTAAACGAATAACCCAAAGCACTCTCAGATACCTGAGTCATTGGTTCATGGTCTGTTGAGGTCATGAGGGTTCGTGCCACGATATCGACCGTGACAGACTTGGCAACACTAGCGAATGACACGCTCTCAGCTACCATGTCGTCAAGGTCTTTACCGACTTTTTCAGCTTCAACGCGAAGAGAATGAGAAACAACTTCCAACAGCGCCTCGGCTCGTTTTTCCTCATCGAATTTCAACGCTCGCCACAATTTTTTCAAATCTTCGACTGTTGCAAAGTTTTCCATTTCTACCTCCAGTCAAGCGACTACTGGGCTTCAGTGTCAGCTTGTTCGATTAGCGAAATCAATTCAGGTTTTGTGGCGCGGTTATCATAAGTAATACCTTTTTCATCAAGGATTTCTTTCAATGCTGCGTTAGTCAATGAATCCAAAGGTTTGTATGCTGCAATTGGAACCCAATCACCCCCAGAAATTTCTGTATTAGTGTTGATTGTTGCTCCTGTCTTTTGGTTTACATACTCAGCCATGATTAACCTCCCGTTTTCACAATACGAGCGAAACTAGCAGCGTCCATGATGCCCCATCCAATGTATGCTTCGCAACGGATATAAATCTGGTTATACCCTTTAAGGTCGCGACCGCTGTTGTCAGGATCACCATACTTGATGATTTCCATCGGAACTTCTTTCGCATAGCCCCATTTGAACATTGTTTCAAAGTCCCCAACAATCGCTGTGTTTTTAGGATCTGTTTGTGAGTATGATACAGTGCGGTTTTTATCTACTGCCAATCCATTGATTGCATCAGGTACACCGCCCCATGCCAATTCAGGATACAATTTCCCACCTTCAGCATTTTTCATTTTAGAAAGAGCAGTTGTAAAAATAGGATCTAGGATTGCTCCGGTGATATCACGTTCTGAACCATCAATCATACCGACAGCATCTTCCATACTTTCGTCTGGGTTAGATTCTTTGAAAGTTACTGTCTGAGTAACTTTTTTATCAAAGCAGTTAGTTCCAATAATGCTTGAATCTTGTTTTGTACGTGGGTTAATACCGTGAATACTCATAATATCAAGCCCTCGTGCTAATTTTTTAGAAAATCCTTCCACAAAATCACTGAGGATGTCAACTTTTGCTTCTTCTGAGGCGTGTAAAAACTCATCAGATACACGGGCACCATATTCGACTTTTAGTGGAACAATAGTAACAGGATCAAGGCTCACACCACCATGAGTCTTCTTGCCATTTTCAGCCACGATGTCGATGTCCGAATCAAAGTCGAAAATGAACTCTTTTTGGCCGTTAAACGGAATAGGCTTTTGGGGTGATAGCTTAGCAATTGATGAATGGCCCTTCACCTTACTAATAACTTTTTTACAAGCTCTGGATCAAATAGATTTCCTTTTGCAAGTTGTGCTTCTGACATATTTTTTCTCCTTTTTAATCTTCAATATTTAAATTTTGAACCAAATTTCTATACATGGTTCTTTCATCATCTTCTTTCGGAACAATCGGCTCCGTTGATTTTACTGGTGCTACTTTGCTCACTGGTTTCATAAACCCAGCTAAGCGCTCTGCATCAGCTTTCAAGCTTTCTTCATCAGTTCCCTGCAAACGATCTGCAAGGTCGTAAGGCAGTCCATGTTGCAAAGCTACTCGAGTTCGCAGACTAGCCGTCTCATAACCAGCGATTTGATTCTGCATTTCTTCAAGTTGCTTGTCAGCATCTGCCTTACTTTGATTAGTAGCTTCAATCGTTGACTTCAAGCCGCCATTTTCTTTTTCCAACTCTTCAACACGAGATTTAAGCTGGTCATAGTCGGCATACTTCTCTTTCTCTCGAGATAAGCGAGCCTTAATAGCAGCATCAAATTCTTCTTGTGTTGTGATTGGTTTAAATTCTGACATTCTCATGTCTCCTTTCTCCTGCTTCCCCGGCAGTTCGGTAATTTTGGGCATCAAAAAAAGCAGTCACAAGACCGCTTTTTTAATAACTGATTTTTTGCTTTTTCTTAGGCTTAGTCGTAGCACAAGCCCAGTGCGCAAGCAAAGCACTATCCATCAAAGAAATATCCATGTCGTCAAAGTGCGATCGATAACCAAAGCCACCATTTGAACCAATATTCCGCTTATCGCAGTTAGTAGCTACTTTTGATAGCGATGGCTGGCCAGCGTGACAGATGGTTTTCTGGTAGATTCCCTGTTCCCAAAGAGCGTTGGCCACGATGATTTCTTTCACCGTCGGAAGAATCACATTCTTGATTCTGTAGTCCTTCAACTCTTCGTCCAGGATCTTTTGACCACTTGCGCCATCAATGACAATCTGAGCCACATCAGCTTGACGCAAGAAAGCAACCATCCACTCATTCCCATTACGAACAGATTGACAATCGACTGTCTCGATAAAGAAACGTCCATCCTTGGTTCGTGCAGCAATACTCAATGCCACGTTCGTTCCATCTTGGCCATACTTGATACCAACAGACAGCTTGCCAGACAATTCTGGTATGTCATCCACCTTGAGCTCATTCCACTCCGTTTCAGAAATAGCAGATTTCTGGTTGTAAGTTGGCCAAAATCCCAAACGTTGGATATTATGGTCCAGCTTATCCTCACCAAGCTCAGCTTCAATCTTACGCTCATTTAAGTGGTATCCCATAGACGGATTAGAATTATACCAAGCTTCCACATCGTCGATTTCCTTTTCATCGGAAACCGACCACTCAGCCCAGCCAGAATACTTCCCTTTCCCGAAAAGACAAGTCTCACGATACTTAGTAAAGACCGTTCCACTTGATACTGGTGTCGGAGGTGTTCCACACATGATTGTGATAGGATTTTCACTATCCGTAACCGTATATTTCAAAGCAGATTCTTGCTCGGTTGTGTACTCTTGAGCCTCGTCAATGATTAGCATATCAAAACCTTCACCAAGACCACCGTTTGATGTCCTAGTACGGAATTGGATAACACCACCTGTTGAATAAAGTTCAATCCGCTCCTGCCCCTTCGCTCGAATGGAATTGAAATCCTCACCATCCACATACCCCATTTTCTCAAGGTATCGTTTCACCTTCTCAAAAGAGGAATGAGATGTAGAAATTCGGTGAGCCGTGTGCAGGATATTCAATCCCTTATGCAAGCCCCAAATTTCAAGAATATAAAGGATTTCAGATTTCCCATTACGACGAGGAATAGAGTAACCAAACTTCTGATGCACCCAAAGACCGTTCTTGTCAACAGCCATCATGGGTAATAAAAGATTCTTCTGCCAAGCATAGCAAGAAAGACCAGTCCGTTCGTAAAGTTCAATCGCTTCTTTAGCTTTTGAATTTTTCTTGACGTATTTTAAAATCACCGATTGAGTAGGATTCTGATTGCCAAGTTTCTTCCTCGCCATTCTACTTTCCTTTCAATCGTCATCGCATGATAACCCTATCGCTGGGAGATATCAGATCACCTCCTAGATGCTGTCTAAAATATTCAGAAACTCTGCTTCTTCATATGTTTCTGCAAAAATATCAGGCTTGCACGGATAAAGCTCCCCTCGCACACCTTTGATGATATAATCGCCTGTTTTTGCGACCATGACCCCCTCAAGTGTTTTAATCTCACACCATGCGGGATTTTTATTCCACTTACCATTATCGTGAACGATAATCTCATTCCTTGTCACTGCGTCCCAAAACCAATCTTCTTCAATCAAACAACGTTCATTAAGTTGAACCGCCTCAACCACAACGGGTTTCTTTCTGTATTTCATTTTCTGACTCCTTTCAAAGCATAAGAAAAGCACCTAGAATTTTCTAAGTGCTTATCCCCAAGCGAATGATTTCTCGCTTGGTAATTCTCCTCTATCCAACATCTGCTTCACTGCTCCACGAGCCTTGTTCGCATAGTAAGGATAACCTAGTTCTTTATCATAATTCGACTCAATGACAACTGTAACTTCACCAGTACGCTCATTAATCTCAATCATACCTGGGTCACGGTTTTCAGGAATATACCAATAACCCTTACTTTTTGAATTGAAAATTTTAATAAGTTTAAGCATTATAGGTCTCCTTTCTCCTTCATCCAAGCAATCCACGCTTTTTGGTAGTTATAGGTTTTATTAGTGAGTTCGTGGGCTTCATCGTACTTCATTCCCTTTGCCATCAAATCATGTTCCATCAACTCGTGATTTAGCATTACAAGGTCGTGAGGTTGAATATTCTTACCACCAATCTCTGAAAGTCGTCTCCAACTCTCAGCCATATCATAGCTAGGGTCGAAACGTTTCCGACCATCTTCTAAATCATACTCATTAATAAAAATATGGTTATAAATCTTCTCAACATCTGATTGTGAAAGACCGCTATTGTTAGATACCTTCACTATTTCATGTTGCTTATTTCGATTTCGTACACTCTCATAAAATTTTTGAGCATGCCGATCACGCTCTTTATTATATGGATCATTTCTATCATTCCAAGCGCCATACACAGCACCACTACTCTTCATAACCCTATTATAGCGCTTTTGCTCACGCTCGTCAACAGATACTACGCCAATTAACTTCCTACGTTCAACTCTCTCTTTGTCTATAGAATTCCATTTCTTCGTCCAGACATTTTGAGTTTTTCCGCTTTTCGGATCATAGTCTAAAATACAACGACAATGCTGATGCCTTCTATAAACGTCCTTTGGAACTCTTGGATATTTATAACTCCCCTGAACTTCTTGGCACCATTCACAACAATGAAAATAAGATTTTCTAACAATCTCTGGTTGTAAACCAGACTGATGATGAAACTCCGCATTTTTCTGGATACTATCATCAATAATAGACTGGGTAAAGTTCACAATAGGTTCACCGAGCAACCAACTGACATCCTCGAAATTTTCCTCAGACGAAAAGCGATTGACAATGCCAGCTATTCGATCCAGATTTAATTCAGGAACTTGAACTTTCAGACCGATTTTCGCTTCCTGGTTCAAATTCTTCTGAACATCACTAGTATAACCACTCACAAGCTCGTGATTTCGTCCTAGCACGTCCGTCAGCAAACGCTGAGCGATATTGTAATACATTTTCCCGTCTGGTAGTTTGTCGGCTCTCAGAGACGTTCCTAGAGCCTTAGAGAGAATATCGCCAATTTCAATCGCGAACTCATTTGCAGTTTTGTAAGTGGCTTTTTTCCCCTTTAATGCAGCAAAAGCATTTCTGACAATCTCACTCTTTCCGAAATCTCTCTCAAATCTCTCCTGAACCTCTTTCAAGATACTAGGTAAAACATCATGTTCCATCTGTCACTACCTCGCTGATTGCTGGTTTAGCAGACATGTCTCCAGCGATACCAGTAAGATCCCGAATGGTTTCTGCGTTGATGTAACCAGGTAATGCCTGATTTAATTTGACAACACCGTCACCAATCATAGTCATAGTATTCGCATCCGCTTCAAACAATGGTTCCCACTTGACTGTAGTTCTTACAAATTGACTTCTGGCATAATGAAACTCATCACGCAAGCAAGCTGCAACATAAGCGACATTTAGCAATCCAGCACCTAGTGAGCGCTGAGCCTTTCGACCAGCAAGACGAAGATTCTCATGGCTAGCCTTGATGGCTTCAACAGATGACGGGTTGTCAGACACAAACCCCATATCATCCAATGTCAAGCCCATTTCCCCAGCAAATCCAGCAGCAGCCGTTCTTAGCTGTTCTGTAAAAGGAGACATACTCGCTGTAG